TGGCGGGGGTCTCCTTTGACGAGCGAGTGGTCAAGGAAGCGGCATATCAACTGCTCGACCTGAGTTTGCCGGAGGAGACATCTACAGTGTTGCCCCCGCAGACCTCGGGGGTTACTGAGGTACCACAAGACACTGAGGGAGAGCCGCCCGACGAGAGCGGAGATCTCCCCACCACTCAGGCGGCCCAGGGCGAACCGCTGAAGTCGGATCTCGTCCTTCAAGAGAGTGGGGTAATAGTCAACTTCGACTTGATGGAAGGAAAGATGGATGCGGCCGTGCGGCGATTGTTGGAGAAACTGACGCGCCTTCAAGAAAAGCAGGCGCGTCGCGTTAGTTCCATAGTACGCAAGGCCATAAGCCGTGGGGATTACGCCATGCTGGAGACACTAGAAATCCCTTCTACCGAAGAAGCGAAGGCCCTGCGCGATGAAATGATTATCTTGGCGCTGATGGGGGTTACGCAAGTCGCAGAAGAGGTGCAGGTGCCAGATGCCCGCCCCAACGAACTTTTGCCGTCGCTGGATCTCGCCGTAGACACGATGGCTAACGAGGGAGCCAGGTCGTTAGCTGATCGTATGCGGACAGCGGCCGGGGCCGCTGCGTCACTGGCGCTGGTGGCGGGGGTAACGGGGGCGGGGGGTCAGATAGAAGGGATTATAACAGGGGCGAGCGCAAAGTTCCTCAGCGATTTGACGGAGCGCTTGGTCTCTGGGGCACTCCATCTAGGGCGGCGGGTTGTGACCGGGTATCTGGACTTGACGAAGGGGGATTTTCTCTACTCCGCGAGGATGGACCGGAATACCTGTAAAGGGTGTTGGGAGGAGGATGGCAACTCTTGGCCCGCGGGGTCATCCGAGGTGGTTTGGCCTCCGGCGGCTTGTTTGGGCGGCATGAAGTGTCGTTGTATTCTTATAGCCATGAATACAGGTGAAGTTGTGTGGCCAAAGTAGGAGGAGAAAGATGAACCGGGATGCTGCGTGTGGTGCGTGGACGTTTGCAACGGCCGTGTTGGTTGTGGCAACAGTCTTTCGATTCGGTATATGGGAAGGGACGCTTGCGCTTGCCCTGTGTACTGCCTTGGGGATAGTAGGGGCTGCGGTTTTGCCGGGGCGTATTCTAGCTCCCCGCGACGGCGGAGTAGAAGGAGAGTCCTCCGGCAAGTGGGCAATACTTAAGGGGGATCGTGGCAAGCCTTGACATCTCGGCGCTTGTTTTGGCCAAGGTGCAGCGAGGAGAGTTGCCCGTTGCCGAGGCGGATGCTTTTCTGGTCCAGCTTCGGCGGGCTAAGTTGCAGGAAGCCGAAGCGCTCGTTGAGCTTAGGCGAGCTAGGTTGAGTGAGGCTCACGCGCTAGCCTGTCTGCGTGAGGCGTTGACATCTGGCGAAACATGATGTAGGATAACCACAGAAGTCGCGCGAAGAGCGCTCCTTTTGTGAACTTGGTCCGCCGAAAGGCTCGCCGTACTCGGTGGGCCCTTCTCTTTGTAAGAAACGATACCAGGGAGCAGCATGGGCGCAAGCATCAAGGGCGTAGAGATTCTGAGGGTTGGAACCTGGAAGGGCTATCGAGGTGAGATAGAGGTCGCCCAGGAAGACCTGGAGGAATACGTCGCTGCTTATGACGCCGCCACTGCTGCCGGGATGAAGGCAGTAAAGGTGTCGGTGGGGAGTAAGGTGGAAAACGTTCCGCTGAACCGCACGACACTAGGGCACAACGAGTTGGATCGTAGGGGGCTGACCATCCGCGAGGCTCCCATGATTGGAGTGCTCGGCAATCTGCGGGTGAAGGGCGAAGCATTACTGGCAGACATTCTCGACGTGCCGGAGAGACTGGCGAAGGTGATCGAGAAGGCATATCCCGACCGGAGCTTTGAGGGCATCACGGTCAAGAGCGGGAGTGGTATCCAGATCGGTAAGCGGACATTCAAGCGCATGGTCACCGGGCTGGCGCTGTTGGGAGAGTCTCTGCCAGCCGTGACAACGCTGGCGGATTTGCCAAAGGTGCTGGCTGCGGAGGTTGAGGGCGAGTGGATTCTGTTTGCTGAACCGATCCCCGACCCGGTGTCGGAGGAAGACTATGTGACCGAGGATCTCCCCACGAGCCCGCTGGAGCGGGGGTATGAGTTCATCAATCAGGCAATCCGCAAGGCCGCTCAGGCGATGTGGAAGATCAAGCCCGATGCGATGGACGGGCCATACGTGACCGACATCTTTGATGCCGAAGCGATCATGTGCTACCAGAACGCTTTGTGGTCAGTGCCGTATACCGTCGATGAGCTGGGCGAGGCGACATTGGGTACGCCCGTGAAGGTTAGAGCCGAGTACGTTCCGGTTCAGGCTGCGAGGCAGTCGGATACGGGGCGGGAGTTGGAAGATATCTTAGACCAGTTGGACAGAATGGCCGCGCGCGTAGAAGTGTTGACGAAAGGCCGAAAGGGCAACCCTATTATCCGCGCTCGGTTTCGCGCTCTGAAGGAGCGGATTGCGGGCACGGTCAGACTCACCACGAAGGAGAAGACAATGGATGTGGCGGAAATCCGCTCACTGTTGAAGCTCGATGAGAATGCCAGCACTCCGATGGTAGTGCGGGCGCTCGTTGAGGCTGCGAAGGTCGCTCCACAGGAGGGCGAGGCCCATCTGCTTGCGGCCGTGGTCGATCTAGCCGAGGGAATGGTGTTTGACAACGTGGAGCAGTTTGTAGCGTGGCTTGCGGGGAAGCTCGATGTCTCCCCTGGCGATCTGGCTGCGATTGCCTCTGCGGTTGCGGAAGCGATGGGGTTTGATAGCACCCCGACCGACGCTCCCGCACCTGACGCAGCTCCCCCGCCTGCCGGTGATATGCCGGCAGCCAGCGAACCGCAAGGAGAAGGCAAGATGGACGTGACAGCACTCCAGGCCGCGCTAGGGGAGCAGAGCGCCAAGGTAACAGAGCTGCTGACCTGGCGTGCGACACAGGAAGGGCAGCAGGCAAAGCTCCAGGCCGCGGCCGAGGTGGACCGGCACATTGCGGCTGGGAAGTTCCTACCGGCTCAGCGTGAAACTCTCGTTACGCTGGCAAACCATGACCTCCAGGCTTTTTCGCAGTTGGCTTCTGGCCAGCCTGTCGTGAAGCGGCTGGGGCAGCGTGGTTCCAGTGCAGAGCAACCAATTAGTGTGGCCGAGACCGACGTCCAGGCGATGGTGTCGATGGGGTATTCTCGCGAGGATGCCCTGAAGGCTCTTGAGCTCGTGGCGAAGGAAGACGGCCGCCTCGAAGAGGAGGACTGATGGCACCCGAACTAACCGCTGCCGATCTCTCGGCGGCTATTGTAGAGGCTCAGCGGCTTGCCGCTATGTATCCGCTCGGCATCCCCACGAAAGGACCGACGGCGCGAATGAAGTTGTGCGCCGAGTTGATCTTGAAGGGAAAAGCCGTGGATGTTGCGATGAGGAAGGCTGGGTACGGTAGAAAGTTCATCGCAGGAAACGCCGACAAGTTTGTCGATCTATTGGCCAGCGAGGGGTTGCTAAAGCCAAAGGAAGCAGCCGCCGCAGTGGGTGACCAGGCTGCCGCCAAGGCTTTGAAGCCCGCCAAGAAGGAGGTAGGGGCATGACCGCCAAAACCGCCACGACCGCAGGGCCGCGTCAGACAAAGGGAGACCAGAACGCGGTCTACACCGAGTACCCCGTAGAGGCAGGCGAGATTATCTATGAGGGTGGGCTGGTGATGATTGACGCCGACGGCTACGCTCTTCCGGCGGCCGACACGGCCGCTCAGTTTGTCGTTGGGTGGGCCGACGAGACCGTGATTGCCACGGGACTCGCAGATGGGGCATTGAACGTGAGAGTGGTGTCGAACATTGCTTGTCGAATGGCAGCATCCAGCATTACGCGGGCGATGATTAACACCAACCCTCTGATGTACGTGATTGATGACAATACGGTGGATGAGACTCAGCCGGGGCAGAGCTTGAAGGCCGGGATCCTGGTGCATCCGTATATTTCCACGGCCGAGGGCTGGGTCTTCATTCCGGCTTACGGCGTGCGCCTCTACGCACTGTAAAGGAGAGGAAACACAATGGCTGGTTCTATCAAGGCGTCCAGCGTATCGGCTCTCACCAATGCGGTGCGCGCAGCGTGGCTCACGAGCTTCAACGCGGCTCAGGACAATCTTCCGTGGCGCGATCTCGTTACCGACATGGGTAAGTCAAATCACGCCACCCAGAACATCGACTGGCTGGGCGAAACCCCAGAAATGCAGGATGCGACACGGGAAGACCTGCACATTGGGGCGCTGAACCGCTACAGCTATTCGATCACCCACAAGGTCTACAAGGCCGCGCTCAAGGTGAGACTGGCAGACTTGGAGACTGACAATCAGAACCAGATCCCGCCACGCGTGGCGGGGCTGGCAAAGCGCGCGGCAGGACACCCTGGCCGGTTGTCGTTCGATCAGCTCGAGGCGAATCCGACTGCCTTCGACGCGACAGCGCTGTTTGCCAACACCCGCGCCTACGGCGCGGCGGCGAACACCGACAACCTTCTCGCGGGGACAGGGACGACCGCGGCGAACATTGAGACTGACATCCAGACGCTCCGCACGACCATGATGAGGTTTCAGGATGACACGGGCGAGGAGATGGAGCTGTCTCCAAACGTGCTCATTATCCCGCCAGACCTGGGACTGAAGTTCTCGAAGGTGCTTGGCGGCACGCGCGATCCTGGGGGCACGACGCTCCAGACCGGCGTCATTCCGCCAACAATGGGGAACAAGTGGAGCGCGGGTGGTTACACGGTCTACGAACTCGCGCGACTCTCTGATACGGACAATTGGTACGGGTTGCACACCGGAGAGGAACTCAATCCGTTTATCTACAGCTGGATAGCGCAGCCGGCGATTATGAATCGCCCGTCCGTGGATGACGCATCGGCTGTTGAGAGTGACATGCTGATCTATGCCGTCAGGGGCCACTACAACGTGGGTGTCTCCCTGCCGATGTACTTCTGCTCTGTGGTCAACTAAGGGGGGTGGAGTATGAATGGACAACGAGCCACCACGGCTCTACTCGTGGCGTTTGCAGCGTTGCTGGTTGGATCAACTGCTTTGGGGTTGGTTCTGACGCAGCCTGTGATCGTGCAACTCCCACCAGCGGTGAATCCTGGGGGGCCGTCGGCGGCTGGTATGGATGTTCCACTGTTCCCGGCCCCCCTGGAGATTCAGACCACTTACACAGGTGACGCGTTGAAGATCCGCCAGGACGGCACCGGTGACGGCCTGACGGTGTTCGATGGCTCGACGGTGGAGGCAACCTTTGGGGCGAGCACCTTCACGTTCGCGAACCCGCTGGACATGAGTGCGGCGATCATCTCGAACATCGGGAACGCCGGCACCGACTTCACATCTGCCGGGGGCCTCTCGCTGACCGATGATCTCGATATGACTGCCGACCCGATTCTAAACATCGGCAACGCGGGGACCGACTTCTTGACTAATGGTGGCCTGACCCTGGCGAATGCCGAGATCATCACTACCGGTGGTCTCACGGTGACGAACGGTGGAATCATCGTCACCGAGGATGGCGTGGACACGAATGGCACACCGCTGTACTTGGGCGCCGATCGCGGCGCCTACCTAGACGAGTCGTCTGACGATATCATTCAGACGATCCTGGCAACCGGGTCGGGACTGTTCCGAATCATCACGGGCAATCTGAGTGTGGGCAATGGCACGCCGACTCAGGCGCAAAATGGCGAGGACGCCTACGTTGAGGGCAAGCTGGAGATCGACGAATTGGCCTACCTTGACGGTGGAGCGCAAACGCCAGCCGGCACGGCTCAAGGGATCGGCTTTGAGTCTTGGGTTCCGGCAACCGTTATAACATCCACCAACGGCGCGCTGTGGACCATTCCTGGGAGCCAGAAGTGGCTCATCAAGGGAGTGTTCTGCAACGTCACGACCAACTTCGATTGCACCGGCGATGACTGCCAGTTGATCATAGGGGATGATACGGATACGGACGGTTACCTGGTATTGGCAGACGCAACGCTGCAAGCTGCCGATACCGAAGGAACCGGCTGGCCGGCTGGCTGGCAGGGATTCGCAGCGGCCACTATCGGGGCGTTCCTCGACGGTATCACGACGGGGTTCCCGCAGGTGGCCGCCCAGACCATCGACATCGACATTCGGGACGTGTCGGCGGGTACCGATCCGACGGCTGGAGCGGCAACCTGTTATCTGAGGTATACTCGCTTCGAGTAGGGGTGGAGGGTGGCGTATACCACTTTAGCTCATGTGGAGGGCCGGTTACGGGGACCGGCCCTCACCGAGACCTCGGTGCCAACGATCAACGAGGTCCAATCATTAATTAACGATATCGCCGCCGAGGAAAACGCGGCCTTGGCGTCGCATGGCTTGAGCGTTCCCGCAACGGAGCCAGCCGAGTTTGTAGCGTGGCTGGGGCACGTCAACGCAACGGGGGTCTGCGCGCTCCTTGGAGACAATCGCGGGCAGTTGAAGGAAACAGCAAAGTGGTTTCGGGATCAGTACGACAAACAGATAGCATCCATGTGGGATGGGACAGCGTTTTCGTCAGGGGCGAGCCTGGTATCGGGGGCTTTACCGACGAGTTGGACTGTTGAGTACCCAGACGAGGACGTTGACCTGGGGACCATTGGAGAGCCTGTTTTTAACGAGGCCTGGAAAATGTAATGCTGACACTAGCCATTACGGGTGGAGTGCAGGAAGTCCTGAAGGGACTACAGGAGTTAGAGAGGCACACGAGAGACTGGCGTCCCTTCTTTGAACGATACGGGACGGATCATCTCAGACCGAAATGGCGTGCTTGGATGGACTCAGAGGGGAGTGGGCAGTGGGCACCGTTATCCCCTCGGTATGCGGCTTACAAAGCACAGCGCTATCCCGGCAAGAAGATCTTGCAGCGGGAGGGAACGCTTCGGCAGAGTTTTGAAGAAAGCGGTGCGTATGGCATCACGCGACTCGAGGAGCGGCAAGCGGAGTATGGGACTTCCGCCCCAAGCGCAATATTCCATCAGTGTGGAACGAGAACGATGCCGCAACGACAAGTAGTCGTCTTTGACGCCGAGGACAAAAAGGCTCTGATACAGATGGCGGCTGCGTACATGGCGGAGATGGCGAGAGAGGTTGGGGTAGGGGGCCGCAAATGAGTTGGGCATTTGCGGAGGCGACTGCTGAGGCGGCCATCACGTATATCGAGGCCAACGGAGCCGCCAAGCTGACCTCCGTGGCTGCCAGGTACAGTGATGGGATTCCCCTACCAGCCATAGCGGCGTTGCGGTTATCCGACCCCTGGCTAGGGGCCGAGTCAGAGTTTCCGGTGGTGTACTTTGTCCCTGAGGAATCGAGGCGAGTGCCATCGGCAATGGGAATGAAACAAGGGGGGTTGTGGGCGCACAGGTTTTTGGTTGCGATTGTTGCCGAGTTATCCATAGATCAGGGCAGGGCAATAACGTCAGCGGAGACCATACGGCGGATGATGATGCGGTATGTAGTGGCAATACTTGAGATGCTGGCTGAGGGGTACGCTTCGATGGGGCATGAGTGGGGCGTGGGTGGCCCCACGGAGGTTTACTACGATGCAACAATAACCGACAAGGAACGGAATGCGTATCTTGGAGACGCCCGCATCGTAATCTGGAGTACCGGGAAGGAGACATCACTATGAGTGAACTACGAGATCCCCGCACGTTCCGTGTGGCTTTGCGGACTGGGTGGGGGCCAGGGGACGGTATCCACTTCCCCAGAATTGACGATGATCTTGCCCGCCGGGTGGCGGGGGAAAACTTCGAGATAGCCGAAGACGACCTAGAGCACTACTCCCCCGGCGATGTCGTGGAGGGGCGCATCCCCATCAGCTCGGTGAGCGTGCTTCTGGGGCGCGGCCTGATTGAAGAGGTGGAGGCAACATCCACCATAGGCGCCATTGCGAGGAACAAGCCGAACGCCACACAAGCGGCGGTCGAGCGAGCGGCGGAGGTGGGGCTGGACCTTTTGACTGTCTGGGGCACGGGCCACGGCGGGCGGGTTACGCTGGCCGATGTCGAGGGTGTGCTGATTGAGAACGCCGATGAGGACGAGGACGAGGAGGTCGAATGACCACCGTAACCATTAGTGGGCGTTGGCTGTACTTCCAGGGAGTCATCCTCTCGGCGTCTGGCCTGACAGGATCGTTCACCCCGCCAGCGGCAAAGCCCAAGACGCAGGAGAGGACGGGGCCGTTCGATTTGGCGCCGGTCCGCTCGCAGACGGGCTACGTTGACGTTGACGACATGTCGTTTTCTATGTGGTTCGACACCGACTACACGACTCTAGTCTCGTTACTCCATCTGGTTGATGCCACGGGGAGAGTATGCGCTTGGGGTTACAACGGCGACACGTTGGGCAACAAGTTTGAGGGCGTGCAGGTCCACAAGGCTACATTCACGCCAACGAGCGAGGCGGCGGAGTTGACGCCGTACGAGGTGACATTCCAGGTAACGCCCAACGGGCTGGAGCACGGGCAGATCGTCCACGTTCTCAGCGAGCAGACGATTGCTGGAAACACCGAAGCGGCTGCGGCCAATCACGGGACGATGGCAACGGCGGTCGCCATCACGTCGTCGTCAGTGGCGAACCCCAGCGTTATCACGTCAACGGCGCACGGACTGGTGACGGGTGACACGGTTCTGATTGCGGGTCATACCGGATCAACTCCTACCATCAACGGCTCCCACGTTGTAACAAAAACGGGGGCCAACACCTACACGATCCCGGTGAACGTCACCGTGGGGGGAACGGGTGGGACGGGCACGCGGACGAGCAGCCGTAATGGCGGAGCCGGGTATCTCCACGTGACGGCGCTGAACCTCGACAGCGGGACGGGCATCGTTTTCAAGTTGCGGGACTCGGCGGACAACGTGACCTTCGTGGACCTCGGCACCTTCACAACTATCACGGTGGAATACGCCGACTCGGATGTTGACACAGGGACAGCGGAGCGCATCGCAATCGCGGGAAACATCGACCGATATGTCGCCTGCTCCTGGGCCTACGGTGGTGCACCGGGCGGGAGCCAGGACACTACTTTCTGGATGGGATTAACTCGCAAAGAATAGGAGTCTTACGATGGCAATGCCGATCATTTCCGAGCGTGTGGTAAACATTGACAACAAGTCGGGGAGCCCCACAGCCTACACGGCCCTGTTGGTGGGGGGGATGGACAAGCTGGGTGAGATGACTTATCCCGCCCAGGATGTTACGGGTGCGGCCGACGTAGCCCCCGTGCGGAAGGCGACGGGGTTCAAGGTTCCGTCGAACTTCACTCTCCAGTTTGAGGCAGATGTGGGTGGGACGCCGGATCCGGTAGACGACTTCGTGGAGAACGCCACGGCAAATAACCCTCGAACAGTCTTGGCAACGTTCAACACTACCACGTTGTCGTGGACAGCCACCGGTGAGGCGAACATCATTCGCAGCACCGTCATTGCCGAGCCTGGCGAGAACGGCGTGACGCTGGTCGAGGTTGAGTTTGAGCCCACGGGGGTCTGGACTCCCTCGCTCTCCTAGCAGGCTGTATGACTGCGCCATGTCCGCAGTTGTCCGGCTTGGAATCAACGGGGGCCGTATCGGCCAGGGGGGCATGGCTCTCTGGTGCTGGCGGCCCCGTAGATTAGGAGGAGTGCGATGGGGACGGTACGGTGGACCGTAAGTGCGACTGACACGGTGCCCTTGAGGTTTGACGACCCTGGTTTTGTCAGGGTGTGTCAGACAGTAGGGACCGATCTGTACGAGACCCTGAGCAAGTTGTTGGGGTGCGAGCCGAACGATGTTGATTGGACGCCCTATGTGCGGGAGGGTGTTCGGATAGACGCCAGGACGGGCATCACACAAAACGAGGACGACCAGATCGCCAACAAGGGGCAACAGACCAACGCCAAGGAGGGCATTCGGGTTGACATCGTAGAGATCAACCGTCTGACCTTTGCGACGTGGGTGAAGGGGGTCAGTGCGGATGACGGAGATGCGGCCAAGATTTGGCAGCAACTTTCTTCTCCCAGGAAGTCGGACAGGGCAGAGGCGTTTTCATCTCTGCCACTGGAGACTGCGACGGCGCTGCTGGCTAGGTTGAGGGTACACATCGAAGAGGCTTCCAAGCCGGCGATGAGAGACCCAAAACTATCCCAAGCCACGGACGAGGAGGAAGCCTAACTTGGGCGATCTGCGCGTGCAAAGGCGAGCGTAAACCAGGGTGCGAGCAGCACGCGGGGGATTATTGTGAGCCCTGGGTGGCGAGGTTCTTCAGGATGTTGGACCTCGCCGCCCATTTCGGTTCTCGGAAGGTAGCGTCAAAGCCAATCGACCCAGATCAACTCTCGCTGGTGGAGCTGGGGGTGCTGGACGATTGGTTCAAGTTATACGATGCCCGTGTGGCGAAAGCCTATAAGGACGCACAGAAGAAATGACCGAGGCTGAAGTCCTCCTAAAACTCCGGTCAACGGCCGAGACGGGTGGCTTTCAAAAAGTCACTGCTGCGGCTACTGCCCTTATGGAGAAGTTTGCCAGCGCGACGAAGGAGATACTGAAGTTTAGCGGCGCGGCCAAGCTGGCTGCCGCCGCTGTGGTTTTGTTGGGGCAGGGGGGTTTTCAACAGGTACTTGCTGGGGCCACTGCCTTCACCGACAAGCTCACTCTTGTTGTGAGGGAGATCCAGAGGTTTCGTGCCGAGTTAAGGCAGACATGGGCTGGCATGATTCAACTTGGGCAGAGTGGCTTTCAAGAGATTATTGCTGCGGCCGCTTCTTTTACTGGGAAGATTTCCCTCGTTGTGAAAGAGATCCAGAAGTTTCGCGTAGGGGTCAGGCAAGTTGCAGCGAGCATGATTCAACTTGGCCAGGACGGTTTTCAGGAAGTGAACGGGGCGATAACCTCCTTTACGGGGAAACTCGCTAGCGTGGGGCAAGAGATAAGGAAGTTTGGGGAAGGGATCAAGCAGGCCGCAACTGGTATGCTCAAGCTGGCCCAGGGCGGCTTTCAACAGGTTATTGCTGCGACAACCTCCCTGGTGGGGGAGATCACTGGCATTGCGAAGGAGATAATGGCGTTCATCGAGAGAATCAAGCAAGCCGCAACCAGTTTGGTTGAGCTTGGGCAGAAAATACTCTCGGTCGCGGAGACGGCGTTGAAGCTTGCCGACCGTTTCGGGTTGACGGGGATTATCGCAAAGACTCTTGTAAAGCAACTTGTCCCCGTTGGCTTGGAGATGGTGGGGATGGACAAAAGCGCGAACAAGGCCGCGACGGCAATTGGATTCGTTGCGGGAAAGATGAAGGGGACATCGCTTGCCTCGACGGAGCTAGGGGGGAGGCTCCAGCAGGTTTCGGGGGGTTTACAGTCCTTGGGCTTGGGGGCACAGGGGTTTGCCGGGAAGCTTCAATTGCTTTCGATGGCCGCAGGTCTTGTCCTTCTCCCACTCACAATACTAGGGGGTGTGGCGGGGATCGCCACAAAAGTGGTCACGGGTCTTGCGATGGGAGTGGTGCACCTGGGCGCAGGTTTTCTCAAGGCAACGTCAGGTGCTGTTGGATTCGTCAGCAGGGTGGTTATGCTTGCGAATAGCCTAATTAGCTTCTCCGCTGCCATAAAGGCAGCCGGGGGAGCCGGCCCCTTGATAGCCGATGTAGGGAAGCAATTTGCTACTTTTGGCCCTGTCATTACATCGCTTGGCGCAAGCCTTCAGGGGGTGTTCGGGGAAAAGATGAGGGGGTTGTTTGCGAGCCTTGCCATATCCATCCAAGGTGCGGGGACAGCACTCAAGTCAATGCTGGGGCTGGGGAAAGCAGCACAGGGCATTGCGATGGGGTTCAACGGTGCGGCTTCCTCTGCTGCGGGGTTACGGGATCGTATTGCGGGGGTGTCACAAGCGCTAAAGGCGACTAAAGGCGAGGTGGGGGTCGAGAAGATAGCCGACGCTTTTGATAAGGCGGTGGCCGCAGGCGGGAAACTAAAAGACCAGGTGGTGTCGCTGTCGAGTGGGTTGGGGGGGTTGAAGAGCGGATTCACGGGGGCGGCGGCATCAGCCTTGGGGTTGGGGAAGGGGATAGATGGTACGAAGGCTTCGATAACCCCCCTGAAGGGGGAGATCAAGCAAGTCAACACTGACATTACAACGATGTCTATAACCATCAAGTCGATGAAGAAAGCTTTGGCTAGTGATGAGGGCTCGGTGGGAATCGAGCGGATTTCCGATGCCTTCGATAAGGTGTCAGCCAAAGTAAAGGGCTTCGTAGCAACCCTAAAGACAATGGCGAGTGCGAACCTTGCCAAGTTTTCCACCCCGCTGGTGGCTGGATTGCGGTCGATTTCAGATCACTCGATCAACGCAATGATGGCGATGTATAAAGCGGGGAACGGGGCACAGGACACCGCCAAGAAATTCGGCGAGGTGTCGGTGAGGGTCGGGGGGCTCGGGACGATCTTCTCGACGCTAAGCAAGGCGTTGGAGCACTTAGGTAGCCAGGCGACGATTTTTGGTGGGGTCTGGAGCGTGGCTACTCAAAAAGCGGGGGTGTTCCGAGGCGCCCTAACGAGTCTTGCCGGGATGGTCGGGGGAGTGAGCAAGGCTTTTCAGGGCGTCTCCGCAAACGCCGGGGCCGTGGGGACCGTTTTCAAAACCCTGGGCATAGAGAATGCAGCCAAGAAGTTCGGAGAGTTTGCGGTAAAGGTTGGAGGAGTTGGGGGGGGGCTCTCGGGGCTAGGCAAGGCATTGGGGCACCTGAGTAGCCAAGCGTCAGTTTTTGGCTCGGTGTGGAGTGGGGCAACCGCTAAGGCTGGTTTTTTCCGGGGTGTCGTCTTGGGGCTTGCTGGGGCGGCTGGTACGGCAGGCAAGGCTTTGCAGGGCCTCTCCGCTAACGCAGGGGCAGTAGGGACTGCGCTGAGATCCTCAAGTGAACTGGCTGGCAAAACCGCTGTTGGTTTCGGCCAGCTTGCGAACCAGTTTTACAAGCTGGAGAAAAAGTTGCCCCAAACGTCGAATGCTGCGAGAGCAACGGGGATTGCTTTAGGCGCAATGGGTGACGCCGCGAAGATGGCGGGGACTCAGTTAGGCAATCTCTCGGAAGGAACGGGGGCAGTAACCACGGGGCTGTGGCTAGCCAAGGGGGCTGGTGGCGGTTTTTTGAGTATGCTCATAAAGTTTGTCGGGGGGCTTAGTGCAACAACAGTAGGGGTTGGCCTCTTCGTGATTGCCTTGGCGGCCGTGTCGGTGGCGCTAATCAAGGTGGGGCAGCAGTTCGAGAAGCAGTTTCGGATCATAGCTCAGAAGACCGGTGAGGTTGGGCCGAAACTGGAGGAGCTGAAGGCGGATTTCTTGGCGGTAGGGGCAGAGGCCACGGTTCCGCTGGGGAGGGTGGCGGAAGCGGTTTCGGCTTTGCATCAGAGGCTGGACATTACGGGGGAGCCTCTTCGGGCACTGACTACCCAATTGATGCAACTTGAGCAGATGGGCGTTACAGTTAGTGTTGCCTCACTAACCAGGGCTTTTGGGGACTGGAGCATTGCGACAGAGGCCCAGTCTGGCGCGCTAGACAGATTCTTTGCCATTCAGCAGCAGTCCGGCATTGAGATGGAGAGGATGACACAACTCGTAACCCAGTATGGTGGTCCCATGCGGCAACTGGGGTTCTCGTTTGAGACGGCGACAGCCCTTCTGGCCAGGTTCGAGAACGAGGGCGTCAACACCGAGTTGGTGATGGGGTCGCTCAGGATCTCGTTGACCGCCTACGCCAAGGCGGGCTTGCCGGCCGAGGAAGCGATGGCTACGGTTATCGCCAAGATCAAAGAGATGGGCTTCTCTTATGAGGCCACCACCCTGGCGGGGAAGGGTTTTGGAGCGC